GCCCGTCCCTCCTGCTTCGCTTCCCCCTTCCGGGTCCGTTGCTTTGGAACCAAATAGGCCGTGCCCGCCCGTCCGTGTGGATCTCACCCTCGTGAGGATGCCTGACCAATCCCGCCGCGTGGTGGCATCCAGCCCTGACGGCGTGGTCGTGGGTGGGGTGGACATCCCGGTGGAGGCGGCGGCGCCCCAGCGGGTTCTGAAGTGGGCAGTCGGGCCAAGCTGGAACCCTGCTGACAGAACCTTCGGCGCCTGGATCGAGCGGGACGCCGGGTTCCTCCGCCTTGGAGCCGACCTCTACCAAGTGCGAGAACCCCTGGTGACGGGTGGCCGCACCACATTGGCCGGGTTCATCCGGGTCGGCATTCGGTTCTGATGAGGCCATCACCCGCCCGCGTGCCGTGACGGCTCCTCACGGCGGTGAGGGTGGAGTGGGCGCCCGGCTCATGGTGGGCCGGGCGTTTTCTTGTGTCCGCGTGTCTGTGTGATGAAGGTCACAATGTGTGCAGCGGAGATAAACAAAGTGTTGCGCCACAATCAACGGTGCATAAACTGAGAGCATGGACCAACGGCCAACACTGGCCGCAAACATGGAGGCAGGAATGGACCAACCAACACTCAGCAAATTCGGCGCCTGGATCAAGGCGTACGGGACGCGGGCTCTCGCCCGACGTCTCGGCGTACACCCTAGCGCAGTGACCCTCTGGAAGAATGGCCGGACCCAGCCGACGCTGGACCACGCCACCGAGATCCTCAAACTGGCCAAGGGCAAACTGAAGCCTGACGACCTGAAGAAAGCGGGGGCGAGCGATGAGCGATGAACTGCTGGTGAAGGCCACGGCATCCGCCACTACCTCCATGTTCGGCGCCATGGAGGCCCAGCCCCAGGAGACTATGGAACAGCGTCGCAACGGCTGGCTGGAGGAACGCCGGAAGGCCATCGGCGGCACAGATGTCGCCGCTATCCTGGGCCTGTCGAAGTGGTCCAGCCCCATGCAGGTCTGGCTGAACAAGCGCGGCATGACCGAGGCATCCGACAATCCCCAGATGGCATGGGGCCGACGCCTTGAACGCCCCATCCTGGAAGGCTATGCCGACCATGTGGGCCACCCGATCACCTTCGCCAACCCCTACGAGTTCCTGAAGAGTCCGGTCGTCAAGGTGCTCGGTGCCAGCCTGGACGCCCGATGGGCGGATGGCGACCAGCGCCCGGTGGATGCAAAGAACATCCGATGGAAGAATCAGCAGGACTTTGGCGAGGCTGGGTCTGACATCATCCCGATTTACTATGCCTGCCAGCTTGCGGTCCAGATGCACGTGACCGACACGCCGACCGCAGACCTTGCCGTCCTGTTCAGCGGTCAGCAGTTGGAGGTATTCACACTCTACCGGGACATGGAGGTAGAAAGCATGATCCTGGAGAAGGTGGAGGCATGGTGGGAGCGCCACATCGTCCAGGGCATCCCGCCCGAGGTTGACGGCTCTAAGGCCACGACCGAGTATCTGACCCGCCGGTTCCAGAAGAACTCGGACCTGATCCTCCCCGCTACGCCCGAAGCGCTGGAGGCCGCCAAGCGGCTAGCCGAGGTCCGAGCCCGCGCCAAGGAAGTCGAAACAGAGCAAGCCCGGCTGGAGAACATCCTGAAGGGCATCATCGGCGAAAGCGCAGGCATCGCCGGGGTATGCACCTGGAAGAAGGCCCAGGATAGCTCCAGCACGGACTGGAAGGCCGTAGCCGCCGAATTGGGCGCCACACCGGAAATCGTCCGGAAGTTCACCACCACCAAGACCGGCTCTCGCCGGTTCCTCTTCAACTTCAAGGAGGCCGAATGAGCGACAATCTCAACACCTACCAGCCGCCGGCAGGGGTGATGACCGCCCCGGACGAAACCGCCACATCCGCCCTGGCTACCCAGGCGCGGTCAATGATTGAGGCCCGTTACCTCATGGCGATCAACCGCCCCCGTGACCTCGACATGGTCCGGGAACGCCTGCTCAAAGAATGCCGTCGCCCGTCCTTCGCGGAGGTGGCCCGCTACCGGAAGCCCATCGGCAAGGGCGTAGAAGGCCCTAGCATTCGGTTCGCGGAGGCTGCCATCCGCTGCATGACCAACATCACCGTCGAAACAATGACGGTCTTCGACAATGTGGAGAAGCGCATCGTCCGGGTGATGGTCACGGACCTGGAAGCTAATGTGCCCTACAGCCAGGACGTGACGATCACCAAGACGATTGAGCGCCTGTCGCTCAAGACCGGCGAAGTCCCCCTCAAGACCCGGCTCAACTCCAGGGGGCAGACCCTCTACATCCTGGAGGCCACGGATGATGACATCCTCAACAAACAGGGGGCGCTCATCAGCAAGGCGGTCCGCACCCTGGGTCTGCGGCTGATCCCCGGCGATCTGCTGGACGAGGCGATGGATGAAGTGCTCCGCACCCTGAACACGCGGGACGCGCAAGATCCCGATGCCGCCAAGCGCAGGCTGTTCGACAGCTTCTCCGGGCTGGGGGTCAGCGCCGAACAGATCAAGGAATTCCTGGGGCACAAGGGCGACGTTCTCAGTCCAAAGGAACTGGCTGATCTCCGGGCGCTCTATTCTGCCATCCGTGACGGGGAAACCACCTGGAGGGAGGTCATGGAGTCCCGAGCCCCGCAGGACGAGAAGCGGCCCGCCACCAAGCCGGGCAAGAGCGGCCTCAAGGATGCCCTGAAGGCCGTCTCCCAGACTTCGGCTCCTGCCGCCCCTCCCGAGCCCGAGCAGGACGCTACGGGCACCTGGAGCCCGGAAGGGGGGCCTCTCGACTGATCCCGCCATGATGACGGCCCTGGGGACCACCATGCCCCCCCAGGGCCGTTCCAGAAGGAGGAACCATGCCTGACGAAACCCAAGACCTCCCGCTGTTCCGGCTGGCTGACCCCAAGGTCCGGGGCACAGAGGAAGAACCTCGGCTTTCGCGCCAGTGTCAGGCGATCCTGGCCCGGCTGAAGGAAGGCCCGGCCAGTAACTCCGACCTCATGCGGATCGCCCAGCGGTTCGGCGCCCGCATCCACGACCTCCGGGGCGCAGGCTATGCCATAGAGATCCTGAGCCGTGACCGGGTGACGGGTGTGACCACCTATGCCCTGGAGCCCCGGCCATGACCTGGAGTCTTACCATCCCAAAGGTTCCACCCAGCGGGAATGTCATCAAGCGCATGGCGTGGCCGGTGTATGGTCGTCTCCTGCATGAGTGGTTCTGGCTCATCCGGGCGGCCCCCGGCTTCATGGATATACCCAGGGCCGAATGCAGGCGTCGGCTGACCCTGATCCGGTTCGGTCGTGGCACCCTGGACCGTGACAACCTCTATGCCAGCATGAAGCCGGTCATTGACGTTCTTCGCCCCCCGAAGCATGAAGAGGGCTACTACAAGACCGGCAAGAAGGCGGGCCAGCATTGGACCAGACGGCGCATTGGTCACGGCCTGATTCTGGAGGATGATGCCCCCCACCTGGACCTGATCGTAGAACAGCGCCCGCTGAGCAAGGGAGAGAAGCCCCACCTGGTGATGATGCTGGAGGACGCCCCACTGGGGAAGGGGGGGTTGACGCCAGGTGGGAACGTCCTAGACTGAAAGGACCGGGCCTGAATCGCGCAGGATGCCCCGGACGAGTTCTCGACATCCCCCCCGCCAGTGACCGGACAGACCGCAGGGTGTTCCGGACGCGACCACCGGCGAGGGGGACCCTGCCCGGAGTGGGCATGACACACTGCAAGATGGACCGACCTGAACGGGCAGATTATTTCCGGGTGTTCCCAAGGCATTTGCTCATGGATGAGGACTACGAGAACCTTAGCCGTGAGGAATGGGGCTCCGTTTTCCTTCTCATGCTCCACCAATGGGCCAAGGGTGGCACCCTGCCAGATGACCGCCGGAAGCTGGCATGGCTGGCCCGCTGCACCCCGGATGAGCTGGATGACATGCTGGCGAAGTGGCCGAAGCTGAAGCCAGTCCCCGACCAGCCAGGGAGGACCGGCATCCCCTACCTGGTCAGAGAGTGGGAACAGGTGATGGGGTTCTATGAGGCCCAACGTATAAAGGCCGCCCGAGGTGGAGCCGCTCGCTGGCCTAAACAGGACGAGCGGGATGCCCGTGGGGATGCCCGTGGGGATGCCCGAGCGATGCCCTACCAAGACCAAGACCAAGACCAAGACCAAGACCAAGACCAAGACCAAGACCAAGACCAAAAGAGAACTACATGCCCGGAGGCGGCCAAGCCGCCATCCGGCCCGGCGGTGGTGGTCCTCCCATGCGTTGGGAAGGGGCTGAAGGAGTGGCCCGTGACTCAGGCCCTTCTCGACGACTGGAAAGATGCCTATCCAGGTCTTGACCCGCTGGCTGAGGCCAAGCGAATGAGGCTATGGCTTGAACAGAACCCCAAGCGGGGGAAAACCTACGTCGGCATGGGGAGATTCACCACCAACTGGCTAAGCCGTGCCCAGGATAGCGCGAAACCATCCATCACCAACCAAGGAGCCAACCATGTTGCGACCCATCGCCACGCTAGGCGGGATGCCGCCCTCAAGGCCCAACTCAATGACGCCGGAGGCCACACCCTGTCCGGTCTGTCAGAACCCGATGGGGCCCGACCGGAAGAAACCTGGTGAGCTGGTCTGCGGCTACTGCCAGGAACAGGCATGGCAGGCGAAGCGCAAGGCTGAATACCTGGAGAATATCGGCGCCTGGAGCTGGGGCGTCTGCATGGATGCTGGCATGAGTCCCCGCGAAGCCCGGTCGGAAGTCGGGAAGATCCCGGTGGAGATCAAGCGGGCGCTCCCTATCGAGGCCGTCAAGGCCATGCTGGAGGGCAAGCCGCCCAAGGCGGGTTTTGGCATCGGTGGCGAGGGCACGGGCGCTGGCAAGACATCCGCGATGGCCGCGATCCTCCGAGCGCACTTGCATGCGCGGGAAGTGGCCCGCGTGAACGAGGGCGGGGGACCCAACCCCTTCCCAGGGGCCGCAGGGCTCCACTGGCGATCCTGGCCTTCCACCGTGGCTCTTCTCCGGGCTAGGGCAACCGTTGACGGGTTCGTGGAGACCACCATGAATGCCATGATCCAGGCTGACATCCTGTTCCTGGACGACCTGGGCTCGGAGCGCATTAAGGGTTCCTACGTGGAGGACTTCGCCGCCTCGCAGCTAGATGTCGTGGTGGATGAGCGCTACCGCCGGGAGGCTCCGACCTTCTACACCACCAACCTTGACATGAGCGGCCTGATTGAGTTCTACGGCGCCCGTCTCGTAAGCCGCCTCTGCGGTGATAACCCGCTGGTCGTCGTGACCGGCCTCAAGGATCAGAGGTTCAAATGACCACCAACTTCCCGACCGAACCCCCGCTGGATGATCCTGGGGCATATGGGTGCAACCCGCCCAACATGGTGGAGGATGACTTCCATGTCCCGCCCGATCTGGTCCACTACTACCGGCAGTTCCGCCCCGGCTACTGGGGCTATGTCTGTCCATCCTGCAAGTGTGTGTTAGCGCCCGGCTGGGGGGCGAACATACCCGATCAGTTCCGGGCGCATATCCGTCCCCACCTGGAAGGCAAGGGCTGCTTCCTGAATCCAAAGAAGGTGTGATGAAGATCACACTTCGCAGGAAAGCACGGTTTGGGGGTTGATTCCCGGTCAACTCTGGCGATACTGGAATCATCGAAGGGGTCCGATCCCCCCATCGCCCATCCCAAGGAGCCCACCATGGCAACCGCCTTCCCCTACCGCCCCGTCCAACTGACGGAGGACATCTCCGCCGCCATCCATTACGCGCCCGACCGGGGCGTCAGCAAGCCCTGGCTCCACCTGTCCATGGGCTGCATGACCATGTCCCCCACCTGCACGGAGGGTACCGTGAGCGCCCTCCGTGCCCTGGCTGACCACCTGGAGGAAGCCTTCCAGATGAAGGCGAAGCGGGAGGCTATCGAGGCCGCCATGGCGACGCCCGATCCCAGCCCCGCTGAGGATGCCGCCATGGACGCCCTGGAAGCCGCCGTCAACATGGTTCGCCCCCCTGCTGCGCAGGTGCTCGCATGACCACCTCCACCATTCCCGTGACCCCCGGCCCCGGTGCGGACCTCTCAGGCGCAAAACTCGTCAGGGCGGACCTGTATGGGGCCAATCTCTCCGGCGCCGATCTCTCCGGGGCGGATCTCGCTGGTGCCGACATCTCTGACGCGGACCTTGCCGGGGCGAACCTCACCAAGGCGGTACTCGCCGGGGCGAACCTCCACGGCACAGACCTTGCCGGAGCGAACCTCGCAGGGGCGAACCTCTCAGTGACAAACCTCGCCTATGCGGACCTCTCTGGGGCGGACCTAGGCAAGGCGAGCCTTTACGGAGCGGACCTGGCAGAGGCGAATCTAGCCGGAGCGAACCTGTACAGAGCAAACCTCGCCGAGGCTGATCTCGACGGTGCAAACCTCGCCGGAACGAACCTCACCGAGGCAAACCTCGCCGGGGCAAGATGGGGCGATCTGAGGCTGGCTGCGGTAGTGGTCATGACGGGGCTCTACAGCTACCAGTGCTGGGCCGTGGTCGCTGATGACGGCACCCCCTATGTTCGGATGGGATGCCTCTGGTACTCCGTGGATGAGTGGGACGCCATCGGCATCCGGGTGAGCAACACCAAAGAGTTCCCCGATGACGGTAGTGCGGAATCCGAGGAACGGGCGGCGGCCTTTGAGTTCACCCGCGCCAAGGCGCTCCGTATGGCTGAGGCCCACAGGAAGGGGCTGTCATGACTCCCACCACGTCCACCGGGCAGAAAGCCCCGAAGGTCATCGCCGATCTAATCGCCAAGCTCACGGCGCTTACCACTAACCAGCCCACTACTGCCGAGATCGAAGAGGCTCTCATCACCAGCAAGGCGATCACCAGGGGCCTTTTCGAATGGCTGGCTTCGCGCTACGCCACACGGGCGCAGGCGAACCTCAGCGGCCCGGACCGCGACACGGATGGCCCCCTGTGAGCATCCACCCCACCATCGCCGCCCTACGTCCCTACCTCAACGCCTGGGGCTGGGACCACCCGCAGGATGTCCTGGCGGCCCTCAGCACGGTGAAACCCCGCCACGGCATCATCCTGGCCCCGTCCCACGTTCTACCGGCCCAGGCCAGCCGCATCCTCCAGGTGCCCGGCACCACCCTCTCCTACCGCGTGAAGCACGGGATCATGGCGTCTGAGGTCTGGTGGCAGACCACCATGATCCCCATGTCCGCCGTCATGGCCGAACTGAAGAAGAAGGAGCCGTGATGCGCCCCCTCGTCTATGTCAGCTCTCCCTACACCGCCGCCAGCGAGCAGTTGATGGGGGTCAACACCCAGCGGGCCATCGCCTGCGGGGCACAGGTCCGCGACATCGGGGCAACGCCCCTGGTGCCCCACATAGCGGTCATTCCGTTCCCCACTCTGAGCGCCAAGGGAGCCTGGGGACCGGCGATGCAAGAATGCCTGACCATGCTCTCCAGGTCTGACGCCATGCTGCTCTGTCCAGACTGGGAGAAATCCCGTGGATGCCGCATGGAGCTTCTCCAGGCTGAGCAATGGCAGATCCCTGTTTTCTACAGTATCCAGGACCTGCGAGCCTGGGTGGAGGAGTCCGCATGACCCCCGCTGAAGCCCTAGCCGCCCATCTCGCCCGGCGCCCCGAAATGCCGCGTCCCTACAACCCCGACAGCACCGAGGCCATCGCCTGGTATCGCGCCATGCAACGGTGGATTGATACCAAGGGACGTCTGGAGTGCGCCGTCTCCATGCAGGGCGTCACCGTCGAGTTCGAGCGGCAAAAACCCGTCGTCATGCCCCGTGCCGACTACATCTATCGGGAGCCCATGGGCCGGAAACACAAGAGGCCCGCCTGGTCCGGTGCCACCCGCGAATACAACCGCCAGAAGGCCAGGGAGTACCGGGAGCGCCGTCGGGCCGCGATCCGGGAGGCCATGAAGGAGGGACAGCGATGATCTTCGTGGTTCTCATCCCCCTCTGGTTACTCGGACTCGTCGTGATCCTCCGAGATCTTGACCGGGAACGGACGGCCCGTGAGAAGGCGGCCCGCAAGGTGCAGGTGCGGCCCCTGACGCAGGATGAAGAGGCCGCACGGGATCTATACAGGAAGCGCGACCGGGATCGTGTCCATGCCCTACGCGCCACCCGCTACGCCGATCAGCAGGAGTGGGAGATGCGGCGGAACGAGGCCGATCACATCAAGCATGTGCGGGATCTCCGCAAGCTATACGCCGAACGGACAGGTCGCACACCTGAACCATCCGAGGATTGCGGAGAGTTGCCCCATGCCTGAACCCAACCTCGACTACCAGCTCTGTCTCTTCGCCCTCTTCCTTTTCGGCCTGGTGGCGGTCCTGCTGCTGCCCATGCCCGACGAGCGTCGCAGCGGGCCTCGCACCCATGACACAACCAAGACCCGGCGGCTGCCATGACTCTCCTGCTTTGCGAGCATGAGCGTCGGGTTAACCACCCAAAACCCCATACAAGGAGCACTACATGAACCTCTACATCAAGATCTCCTTCTGGTTTGGCATCGCCGGAATCGTTGCGCGAGCCCTCGACATGATGATTAGCAATTATCCAAGGACCGTGAAATACAGTCTGGGTGAGGATGTGGTCCTCCTCATCCTGACGATTGGCCTTACAGCGTGGGCCTGGGTGCTGATCTACGCCTAACGACTACCTGGAGGAACCATGAATGAGACGATCCTACGCGCTGCCCTGGCCTCCTACGGGTGCGACCGGCAGATCATGAAGATGGCCGAAGAATGTGCAGAGCTGACCGTTGTGCTGCACCACTTCCAAGATGGCAAGGTTCCAGCCGCAAAGGTGATCGAGGAACTTGCGGACGTGCTTATCATGGCCGCTCAAATGAGGCTCCTGTTCGGGCCTTCCCAGGTGGACGTGGCCATTGACTACAAGCTGGATCGCCTCGGGAAGCGGGTGGCGCATGAGGGTTGAGCGGATCGGCCCCGCCAGGGGCATGGAGGAACGACATGAACCGAAAACATGCACAGGCCCAAGGGTCCGAGTTGAGCGCTGGGTTAGGCAGCACCCGGCCCATGTGTGATGACTAGGAGATTGAAATGCACCTGACGTATAACCTGATGACTGCTGGCATGGATTGCAACGAGAACCGCCACGCGCAGATTGTGATGAAGGAACTTGGCATCACCTACCAGCACGCAACGCCACAGTCCCTATATGACTGCTGGTGGTTCTGGAACTGCGAGAACGTCCCGGCCAAGCTGCCAAAGTATCTGCGCCCGTTGACGCTAGACCCGCTGACGCAAGTCGGTAACGGACTCAGCCAGGCCGACGCCGAGAAGATCGCACGCGGGGATGTTGGTGCTGCCCAACTTTAATTTGGGCGAACAGCTAGTCCGCCTATCGCGCGAAACACGAACCAGAAGGAGCAACCATGAAAGCAAGATGTTGCCCCCGGTGCCTGACCCTCACCGGGGACACGGAAGACGGTGTCATCCATACCTGCACGCCGACCAAGGCGTGGCGGGAAATGGAAGCCAGGGTTGCGGAACTGGAGGCCAGGATCGCCGCTGTAACAGGTTCCAGCAATGGCTCGCCTCGCATGGGAGGCTCTAATGGTTAGGATCATCGGCAGGGAGGTATCGTGAGTCTCCCATCCAAGCGATCCAGGCCCCGCCGCAAGGGCACCCCTACCCCCCGGATCAAAGCCAGGCGGGTTGAAGATCCCGAATACCTGGCCCGCGTCCGAGAACTGCCCTGCATCGTCTGCGGAGCCACGCCACCCAGCGAGGCACACCATCCCCGCGAGGGCCAGGGCATGGGGCAGAAGGCCGACGATCATCAGGCCATCAGCCTCTGCGCCGTCTGCCACCGCACCGGCCCCAACGCCTTCCACCGGATCGGGAAGCGGTCATGGGAGGCACTCTATGGCCCCCAGCGGGAACATGCAGAGCGGACCCGGGCCATTCTCAATCTGGATGAACCATAGGAGCCCCCTTTCGGGGGCTCCACCACGCCTCAGCCTGCTATCCTGTGCCCGAAAGGAGGCAAACCGTGGCGAACCCGAAGGCTAAGGGCTGTCCAGATCCGAACACCCACTGTCAAGATCTGGACACATCAGCGCCCGAACGATTGCAGGTTGTGACGCGCCGCGTCACCGACCTGATCCCCTACGCCCGGAACGCCCGGACCCATTCCGACGCTCAGGTTGCCCAGATCGCGGCATCGATCAAAGAGTTCGGCTTCACCAACCCCGTCCTGACCCATGGGGACGACATCCTGGCGGGCCACGGGCGCGTCCTGGCGGCCCGGAAGCTCGGGATGGCTACCGTTCCCGCCATTGACCTGTCACACCTCAGCAAGACGCAGGCGCGGGCCTACATCCTTGCCGATAACCAGCTCAGCCTCAACGCAGGATGGGAAGCCGAGATGCTGGCCCTGGAGCTCGCTGAGCTGGACGCGGATGGGTTCGATCTGGACCTGTTGGGGTTCCCGGATGTGACGGGGTTGATGAACCCGGAGCCGGAAGGCGGGCTCGTCCCTGGTGTGGACGAAGACGCGGTGCCCGAACCTCCCAAGGTGCCCACCACGAAGCCGGGGGACATCATCACGCTGGGGCGGCACCGGCTGATGTGTGGGGACTGCCGGGACTTCTCCCATGTGTCCGCACTCCTGGCTGGGGCAAAGATCAATGTGACTGTGACCTCCCCGCCCTATGCCAGCCAGCGCAAGTACGACGAGGCCAGTGGGTTTAAACCCATCCCGACCGATGAGTATGTCGAGTGGTATCGTGACGTTGCGGCTAACATCATGGCAAATCTGGCGGAGGATGGATCGTACTTCTGCAACATCAAACCCAACGCCGAAGGATTGTCCAGGGAGTTGTATGTATTCGACTTAGTCCTGGCCCATGCAAGGGATTGGGGGTGGAACTATGCGGAAGAGTTTTGCTGGGAACGGTCGGGCATCCCCCAGCAGGTTACAAGACGATTTAAGAATCAGTTTGAACCGATCTATCAATTCACACGGGGGGAATGGAAGATACGACCCGAGGCCGTCCAACACCCATCCAAATCTGTCCCGAAGGCGATTGGCAAAGGTGCGGGGGATACCAACGCGGCCAAAAGGCAGGGGATGCGCTCCGCCGTAGATGGGAACGAAGTCCTGGAGGGCATGGCCTACCCAGGGAACCGCCTCCCCACATTCCAGAGTGAGGCCAACGGGCACCCCGCCGCCTATCCCGTCGGGCTCCCTGAGTTCTTCATCAAAGCATTCAGTGACGAAGGCGACGCCATCTTTGACCCATTCATGGGTAGCGGGACCACGCTCATCGCCTCCGAAAAAACGGGCCGAACCTGCTACGGGATGGAGATCAGCCCCATTTACTGCGACGTCATCGTGGCCCGCTGGGAGCAGGCCACGGGCCAGAAGGCGGTGCGCCCATGAGCAGCAGACCAACCAAGACCCCCAAGCAATCCGCCGGGCGTCTGCTCAAACAGACTCAGGCGCTCCGGCTCCGTGCCCACGGGCACAGCTTCCGGGACATCGCCAAGGCCCTCGGGTGCAGCCATGGCACGGCCCACGCGCTGGTCAAGGATGCCTTCGCGGCGGAGCGGAAGGGCATCAGCGAGGCCAAGGCCGATCTGGTGGAGACGGAGATCCTGCGGTGTGATACCTATCTCCAGGCCATCGCCAAGCAGGTGCAGGCAGGAAGTGTCCGGGCGATAGACACGGCTCTGCGGGTGGCGGAGCGCCGGGCCAAATTGCTCGGGCTAGATGCCCCGACCCTGGTGGCCCCCACCCTGCCCGACGGGAGCGCGATGCCTCCGGTCTTGGACCTGTCCAGGCTTTCCGTGGACCAACTGGAGACGCTGGAGGCCATATACCAGACCTGCGCTGTTGACCCCGCCCCGGATGCCGAGCCTGCGCCCGACCCCAAGGCGTAACGTGAAGAACCTCCCGCCCCTGGCTGACATCAAGCGGGAACTGGCCCGTAAGAAGCTCATTCGCTTCATCATCGAAACTTTTCCCGGCTACAAGGCCGGGTGGTTCGCGCATGAGGTGGCGGCGGCCCTGGACCGGTTCCTTGATGATGTTGAGGCCAGGAAGTCCCCCCGCCTGATCCTTGAGGCGCCGCCACGTCATGGCAAGACGGAGATCGTGAGCCGACGATTCCCAGCCTACGCCCTGGGCAGGAATCCCGACCTGGCAATCCTCTCCACCAGTTATTCAGCCGACCTCTCCAACCGTATAAACCGCGATGTTCAGCGCATCATGGACGACCCCACGTACGGCTGGATCTTCCCTAACACCCGCATCCCTGGGCTCAAGGTCGGGCGTGATGGCACACGGGTTCGGACCTCGGAGCTATTTGAGATCCTGGACCACAAGGGTTCCTACCGTAGCGCGGGCGTGGGGGGTGGCATCACAGGCATGGGTGGCGACATCCTGGTGATTGACGACCCCATCAAAGACGCAGAGCAGGCGAACAGCAAGACATACCGGGACAAGGTGTGGGAGTGGTACCAGTCCACCTTCTACACCCGCCGCGCACCGGGCGCAGGGGTGCTGATCATCATGACGCGGTGGCATGAGGACGACCTTGTGGGGCGGCTGCTGAGGCAGATGAAGGACGGGGAGGGTGACACCTGGACTGTCATCAACTTCCCGGCGGTGGCAGAGCAGGACGAGTTCAGCACCCTTGACGGGCGCCTCTTGAGGAAGGAGGGCGACCCCCTCCATCCAGAGCGTTACTCAATCGAGGAACTAGACAAGATCAAGCGGGCCGTTGGTTCTCGCGTGTGGGCCAGCCTCTACCAGCAACGCCCGGCGGCGGCGGAAGGTGCCATCTTCAAGCGCGATTGGTGGCAATGGCACCGTGTGACCACGGATGACCCCCAGCAACTGGTCAAGGATCTTGGCATCACGAATGTGGTCCAGTTCTGGGACACGGCCTTCAAGAAGGGCGACCAGGCGGACTACAGCGTGGGGGTCACCATGGGGGCCGGGAAGAACCGCTACTTCGTGCTGGATGTCTGGAGGGGGCAGGTAGAGTTCCCTGAGCTGAAGCGGGCGGTTCCTGCGCAGACCGCCAAGTGGGCTCCGTCCGTGGTGTTGGTTGAGGACAAGGCCAGCGGGCAGAGCTTGATCCAGGAATTGAAGCGGGAAACCCGCATCCCGGTGGTCGCAATCCAGGTGGACAATGACAAGGTGGCCCGTGCCAATGCCGTGACCCCCGTTCTGGAGGCAGGGCTGGTCAGTCTGCCCGAGGGCGCTACCTGGGTTAGTGACTTCATGGACGAGCTTGCCACCTTCCCCAATGCGGCCCATGACGACCAGGTGGACGCCTTCGACGGCGCCTTGAGCTATCTGTCATCCGGTGGGGGCGGCATGGGATTCTTCGAGTACCTTCGCCGGGAAGCCGAGGCGACGAAAGCTAAGTTAATGGCAAATGCCGACACCGCCAGTTAAAATGCCCCCTGATAGGAGGCTGGCATGGCGACACCTGGAACCCCGGCTGGTGGGAAGGCAACGCCCTTTGAGCCTGGCTTGATCGAACGGATCGCTGGGGCGGTCCGCTACACCATCACCGGCGAAACGCCTGCGTGGTTCGGCCCAAACAATCCCCTGCCTCCGCAGGCTCCAGAGGAAGTGAAGGGCCGCCCCTTCGACTTCCCCATGGGCGTCAACCTCAACTATCGCCCCAAGAGCGAGGCCAGCGAGTCCGGCATCGGGTTCGATGTCCTGCGGCGCATCGCTGACCCGGCGGCGGGGGGGCTGGACCTCATGCGTATCGCCATTGAGACTCGCAAGGATCAGATGGAGGCTCAACGCTGGGTGGTGCGCCCGAAGAAGCTGAATGATGAGATCCCCGAACCCTCCAAGGAACGGGCGAAGCTGGTGCAGACCGCGCTCCGCCGCCCCGATCTGGTCCACACCTTCCGCCAGTGGCAGAGGCAACTGCTGGAGGATCTGCTGGTCATTGACGCCCCCACGCTCTACCTGCGACCGATGGCCGAGGGCTTCAAGATCCCCGAGGTCATGGACGGCGCCACCATCAAAATCCTGGTGGACCAGAATGGGCGGCGTCCCCTGCCGCCCGAGCCAGCGTTCCAACAGATCATCAAGGGCCTCCCCGCAAACAACTACACCCTGGACGAGCTGATCTATGCCCCGCGCAACCTGCGGAGCCACCGGTTCTATGGGATGAGTCCGGTCGAACAATCGGTGAACATCATCAACTTGGGCCTGAAGCGGCAGCTCCACCTGATCAGCTATTACACGGCTGGCAACATCCCCGAACAGTTGGTGGGCGCTCCGGAAATCTGGAACCCAGACCAGATCAAGCAAGCGCAGGATTGGTTCGATACCATCCTGACGGGCAACCTTGAGGCCCGGCGCAAGCTCATCGTGGTCCCAGGCGGCATGGACACGAAGCCCCTGAAGGACGCCCAACTGACTGATCCCCTGGATGAATGGCTGGCGCGGATCATCTGCTGGTGTTTCAGCATCAGCCCCTCCGCGCTGGTGAAGGATAACAACAGGGCCACAGCTCAGACCAACGCCGCCACGGCTCGGGCCGAGGGCCTGGAACCGCTGAAAGAGTGGTGGGCAGATGTGATGAACGAGGTCCTGGTCCGGTGCTGGGGCGCGGATGATCTGGAGTTCGCCTGGGCAGACGAGGAAATCACGGACCCCAAGGTGAAGGCCGAGGTCCACAAGACGTATGTGGACATGAAGGCGATCACCCCGGACGAAGTGCGCGCGGACCTGGGCAAGAATCCCCTTACCCCCGAGCAGAAGGAGGAACTGAATCCCCCGCCCCCTCCGGGCCTGTTCGGCGGAGGTGGGGATGAGTTGGGTGGCGGAGGCGATCCGACCGGGAAGCCGGGTGCAAAGCCGAAACCTCCCCAGGGGGAGGGCCGTGACTCGGCCTCCGGCCTCCCCCCTGCCTCTGAATCCAGCGCTGAGAAGATCCAAAAAAAAAAGACCCTGGCTCCCCTGACCAGGAACCGTCCCATTGTCCGGCGCGTGGAGAAGCGCATCCAGGCGGCAAGCAAGCGATACTTCGCCGGTATCCGTGACGCCGTGCTGGCTCACCTGCGGGCCGAAAAGATCGCCAAGGCTGAGTTCACCCGTGAGGAACTTGAGGCGATCTTGGCGGCCTTGCCGACGGAGGATCGCGAGGCGTTCCTGGACATGCTCAAGCAGGAGTTGGGCCGCATCGCCATGGATGGCGCCAGCGAGGCCCTGGACCAGATCTTTGAGTTCACCGGGACCATGAGCGAGGATGCCCTGGATGAGATGCTCTCCCAGGCGAACACGAAGGCCATCGCCTGGGCAGAGGAACACGCGGCTCGCCTGGTCACGGGCATTGACGAAACCACCCGCGAAGGACTACGGGATCTAGTCAGCCAGGCCCTCACGAGCGGCTGGAGCAACGATGAGCTGGCGGCTGCCATCCGGGATGCGACCAGCTTCGGAGACGCCCGAAGTGAGATGATCGCCCGCACGGAAACCGCCGCCGCAGACATCCAGGGGAACCTCATGGGCTACCGTGAGTCCGGCGTGGTGGATGCCAAGCAATGGCTGGTGGCCCAGGACGAGGTATGCGAGGACTGCCAGGCCATGGACGGCATGGTTGTGGCCCTGGATTCCGAGTTCCCCGGAGGCGATCCGCCTCTTCATCCCAACTGCCGGTGCGATCTGCTCCCGGTTCTCTCGCAACCCAATCAGGAGGAATGATCCATGGCTGCGCCATCTGCTCTGACCCTCTTCAACACGTTCAAAGCGAACCTCGGCAACGGGACGTTCGATATGGACGGCAACTCGTTCAAGGCTGCGCTGTTCACAAGCTCCGCCTCACTTTCCGCCGGGACTGGCGAGGTGTTTGGCGACCTCACCAACGAAGTCGCCAATGGGAACGGCTACACTTCCGGGGGAGTCTCGCTCACCTCTCCCACGTTCACTCAGACTTCCGGCACGGCGGCATTCAAGACGGGCAACAATCCTTCGTGGACTGGTAGCGGTTCTGGCTTCGCGGCCCGCTACTTGGTGCTATACGCCTCGGGCACGCTCAACGGCAAAGCGAGCCCACTTGTCGGCTTCCTAATGCTGGACTCTACTCCCGCCGATGTGTCCTTCGCTGCGGGCAACACGGTGACTGTCACACAGAACGCCGCTGGCTGGTTCACGCTCACCTAGTAGGAGGCCGAAATGAATCCTGGCGATCGCGTCGTCATCCTTCCGCCATTTGCGGATGCCTTCCCAGGTGTCCACACAGTGGCCTCTGTCGGCACCGCCGATGATGGGCAGACGGTGGTCTATCTTGAAGGCGTCGAGTCTGCCTTCGCGCTGATGTACCTGGAGGCCGCGCCATGACTGATTTTGCGACGACCTCAGATGTCGTCTCCGCCCTCGCAGCCAGCGGCGGAGGCGGTGCGGGAGGAAGGTTCAACATTTACAAGACCAGCCTCACCGCCGTGGCATCCAACTGGTATTCCGGGTGGCAGGAGGGTGGTGCGCCTGCGGCGGGTGCGACTCCGGGAGCATGGGCGAATCCGACCTATTCCACGCTCGGGGCCTACAACCCGAACTACAGCAACCCCGGAAGCGCAACTTGCCGCCTGCTATGGGGCTCCATCGCCCAGGCCAACGCCGGGCAGGGTAAGTGGTTGGTAGACCGCCTGGGGCACATGGGCGGTCTCAGCGGGACCGTGACCACGGCTCAGTCCACGGGCGCGGTGATGACCTCACCTGTCACCGATGGCCGGTGCGCTTCGGACTACTCCGATGTGGAGCACTACCTGGAGTGGTATACGGCCACGGGCTCAACCGGCGTCACTGCCACTTGCGCCGTGACCTACAACGATGCGTCCACCGGCTCCGCGACCGTCACCGTTGCGGCCTCCACGCCTGCCTACCGCATGCTCCCGATCCAGCCGCCCGCTGGAACAGTGGGCAAGTGGATCAAGACGGTAGATTCCGTGACACTCAGCGCCAGCACGGGCACCGCTGGTAGTTTCGGCGTCACGGCGGTCAAGAGGCTGGCACCGTTCATGAGCCTCGCCTCGAACTACCCTGACACCAGGGACTTCGCGGCGCTCGCGATGCCCAAGGTCGGAGCGAACGCCTGCATCAATGCGATGTACTGGACGACTACGACCAGCACCGGCATCACCCTGGGCACCTTGGCCATCGGAGCTAAATAGCCATGCTCTGGACCACCCGCGCCACGGCTCAGAACCTCCGGGACGAAGGCGTCCTGGGAGCCGTGACCGGGTCGGAGTTCTGGGAGACCGTCTCGGGTGGAGGGACGGTTCTCAATTGTCCTACACCTACGAATATCGCCACAGCCGCAGCAGCACCGGCGCTGGCGGTCAACTTGGCCGTTCCATCGGCCACCATGACCCTTGCAGAACCGGCGCCTGCCTTGTCGCAAGCAACCGTATTGCAGGTGCCGTCCGCTGCGGCGATGAGCACGTCGGAACCGGCACCTTCTCTTTCCACGAGTCTACAAGCATCCGTCGCTGCGGCGGCATTCGCCACGGCTGCGGCCGTTCTTGTCTCGGTTTTGGGAATACCCGCAGCCGCGCCAGTGAACATCGGGACACCCGCGCCTTCTTTGGTGGTGAGCCTGGGGCTACCATCACCCGCCGCGCTGACCCTTGCGCCCGCCGCGCCTGCACTAGCAACGGCCCTATCCCCGGCACCTGGTGCGATGGGATTCGCCGCGTCTGCCCCGACGCTGTCCGTCTCCGGCACCACCGATTTACAGGTCGGAGGACCGGGAAGCCTCATCCTGGGCAGTCCGGGCCCTTCGATGGGGTTCGCACTCTCCGCTCCCGTCACGTCCAGCGCTCTTGCAGGTCTGACACCAACGCTGGAAGTGGACCAAGTTCTCCAGATACCCGCCCCGGCTGCTATGGCCCTATCCGGCCCAGGGCCGAGCCTGGCGTATAGCCTTGGTATCCCGTCCGCAACGCTGACAACATCCGGGGCGCAACCTTCCGCACGATTCGTCCTCAGCGTTCCGTCCTCAGCGTTGGCCTTCGCCGCGGGGGCGCCTTCCTTGTCCATGGCGGGGCCATTGGAGACGGACCCGCGTTTCTTTGTTGAGGCGCATAATAGGGCCTGGGCGGTGATGCTGGAGGCCCGGACATATGCCCTGGCGCCGGTGGCCGTCTCCGCCGTGACCCCTGATGATCGCACATGGTCCGTCACCCTTAACGCGCGCATCTGGTCCGTCTCCCCTGACGCCCGGTCCCTGGCCGTGACCCCTGACACCCGCACCTGGGCCGTTACTCCTACCGCCCGCACCTGGGCCATCACCACTGACGCCCGGCAATGGGCCGTCACCGCTGACACCCGCGCCTGGTCCATCACCCTGTCCGCCCGAACCTATGAGGTGAACGCATGAGCATTCAGAGCTTCAGTCCCAAAGATCCCGATGAGGTCATCACCCTCACGGTCAAGTTCGACAACCTGCTTGGGGGCGCAGAGACCATCACGGGCACCCCCGTGTTCACCGCTGAACGCCAGGATGGGACCACGGAGGACACCAGCGCCATGATCAGCGGGGCCGCCACCGTTCAGGGCGGATCGGCTCTGCAACTGATCGCGGGCGGCACGAATGGTGCCACCTATCTCATCCGGGCCAAGATCATGACCTCGGGTGGGCGGACCTTGGTGGGGGGTGGACTGCTCCCCATCAAACGCGGGGCGGCCTGATCGGACTGTTACAAAAGAACCTCTGGTGCTAGAATCCGTGGCGAAAAGGAGGGACCGATGCGGATTTGGGGAGACATCACCAAGGTCGTCGAGAACGATGACGGCACCCTGACCGTTTCCGGCATCGCTTCCAGCGAGGCGGTGGACAGTGACGGTGAGGTCATTACCTCCACCGCAATGAAGGACGCCATCCCCGATTACATGAAGTTCGGCGCCCTGCGGGAAATGCACCAGCCCATCGCCGCCGGGACAGCCCTGTCCTGTGAGGTCCAGGAGGATGGTCGGACCTATCTGGAAGCGATCGTTGTGGATGCCGAGTCTTGCCGCAAGGTGAAGACCGGCGTACTCAAGGGCTTCAGCATCGGGGGGAAGGTCACGAAGCGGAACAGCAAGAACAAGAAGGTCATTGAGGGCATCAAGCTGGTGGAAATCTCCCTGGTGGACCGCCCCGCCAACCCGGAGGCCATCATCGGCCTCGTCAAGATGGAGGACACCGTGGATGAGAACACGATCACGTCCGGCACCGAAACCCAGGCCACCGGCAATGCTCCGGCGGTGGACGTAGAGAAGGCTGAGCGTCTGAACATCGTCAAGGCGTGGGCCGGGCAGGAAATCATGGACGCCGGTCAGGCTCTGGCCTGCCTGGATGCCCTGTTCTGGCTCTGGCAGCAGGAACTCTCCGAGGGCGACGCGGCTCAGGCGGCAGATCTGGAGGTTGCCTGCGGGCGTCTCCGCGCCTTCATCGCCTCCGAAATCATGGAGGACAACTCCCAGCCTCAGGGCGATGCCCTGCTGGCGATGGGAGAGGATACTGGCGACCTGGAGAAGAAGGGGGCCAAATATTCCCAGGATACTAAGGCCGCTCTGAAGGCGGTGAAGGATGCCGTCGCCAACCTGGTCGAGTGCATGAAGCCCTTTGAGGACATGGAGGCCGGGGAGGATGTTGAAGAGGGCGAGAAGGCCGAATCCGCCGATGCCATCCAGAAGGCCGCCGCCCTGGAGGACGAGCTGATCAAGGCGCATCAGGAACGCGACGAGGCGATCACCAAGGCCGTCACCCTGGAGCGCGAACTGACCACCCTCAAGGGCCAGAAGCCCCTGAAGGTTGTGCCCATCGAAAAGGGCAAGGAAGACCAGACCATTACGAAGTCCGAAGGTGCCGGGGCCGAGCCCGTAACCTCCGATCCCCTGGCGGCCATGAAAAAGGTCCATGCGACCAGTGGCCGTCTCATTCTCACCACCCGCCTCGGCTAAGTCCGGGCAATCACAGGAGGGTTCCATGAACCTCAACGAGACCCTGGACGCCATGAAGACCGCCCAGGCCAACGGCACCACAGACGACGCGCTGAACAAGGCGTTCACGCAGAGCCTCGGTCTGGTCAACTACGACCTCCAGGCTCCCGCCCTGGCGCTCTACCCCTTCATGGCCTCCATGACCATGCTGAGGAACGACATCCCCCGCGTGGGCGGTGGTGGTGACACGGCCACCCGCTGGAAGGCGATCACCGGCATCAACACCGGCAACACTCACCCCGGCGTGTCCGAGGGCAACCGTGGCGCGTCCATCGCCACCAGCATCGCGTCCTACACCGCCGCCTATGTCGGACTGGGCCTGGAGGACTACGTGACCTTTGAGGCCGACTATGCCTCTCAGGGGTTCGACGACGCGAAGGCCCGGGCCGCAGTGGGCCTCCTTCGGTCCCTCATGCTTCAGGAGGAGCCCATGCTGCTCGGCGGCAACGCCAGCATCGCCCTGGGCACCACCCCCACCCCCACCCTGTCCGCCGGTGGCTCCAATGCGACCCTGCCCGCCGCGACCTATTCCGTCATCTGCGTGGCTCTGACCCCGCAGGGCCTCAGCCGGTCCAGCCTCGCCAATGGCGTGGTCCAGCAGATCGCCAAGACCAACACGGACGGCTCTACCGACACCATCAACGGTGGTGCGGCTCAGAAGTCCGCCGCCGCCACCCAGGCCATCACGCTGGGACAGGTTCTCTCTTGCTCCGTGACCGCCGTGGAAGGTGCTGTGGCCTACGCATGGTTCATCGGCACGAGCGGCTCTGAGCGGCTGGAGTTCATCACCAGCATCAACTCGCTGGCTGTCTCCGCGCCCCTCAACGGCACCCACCAGTTGGCATCGGCTCTGGCCTCCGCCGATTACTCCAAGGATGCCACCTACAACATGGATGGCCTGCTCTCCTTCGCCAAGTCCGCGAACAACGCCCAGATCAAGACCCTGGCGACCGGCACCCCCGGCACCGGCACCACCCTTACCAGCGATGGCGCGGGCGGCATCCAGGAGCTGAACGACCTCTTGCAGAACATGTACGACAACCTCCGGTTCGGGCCCAGTGACCTCCTGGTGTCCAGCGCGGGCATCCGGCTGATCAACAAACTCTGCCTGGCCAACGGCGGCGCCCCGCTGTTCCGATTCAACCTGGACGGCGCCGGACAGGCTGGCATCTCTGCCGGGGCCACCGTGGGCTCCTACCTGAACCCGATCACCAACGAACTCATCCGGGTTCGCGTCCACCCCTTCATGCCCGCCGGGACCATCCTGGGCTACAGCAAGCAGATCCCCTACCCCCTCAATGGCGTGGGCAATGTGTTCCAGGTCAAGACCCGCCGCGACTACTACCAGTTGGAGTGGCCGCTTCGGAGCCGCAAGTACGAGTACGGCGTCTATGCGGATGAAGTCCTTCAGCACTACTTCCCCGCCTCTCTGCTGAAGCTCACCAATGTGGCGGGCGCCTAACCAACCCCGTGCTTAAACCCCAGGGGCGGGTGGGCAACTGCCCGCCCCTACTTCTAGGAGCCATCATGAGCATCAAGCTGTTCCACCCGGACGCCACAGGCTGTTCCGTGGATGGCGTCAGTTACGAGAAGGGAGCCGATGGGGCCTTTGACGTGGAAGATGCCCACGCCGCCGCCCTGATGGACCACGGGTTCAGCACCGCCGCGCCCATCCCCGCCGCCCCCGTTAACGAACGGAAGGCCAACCCCGCCCAGATGACCACGGAGGCCCTGGAGGAAGAGGGTAACGAACTGGGCCTAGACAGCGTCGGCATGGCCCGCAAAGACCTGGTGCAGGCTGTGGCCGCCGCCCGGCAGGCGAAGGCCAAGGCCGCCCGCCTGGCCGAACTGGAGGCGAAGGGCACTGCGGACCTGACCGAAGCCGAACTGGAAGAACTGATTAGCCTCCAGGGGAAGGACTAGGCCATGGCCGCCGGGGATCTGACCACACAAGAGGCCGTCAAGCTCTACCTGGGCCTGACCAGCGCCACCGATGACGCGCTCATCGCGTCCCTGGTGACCTCGGCCTCGGCATGGGTCAAGTCCTACCTGAACCGCGACATCCTGGAGGACACCTATAGTGAGGTCCGGGACGGCACCGGCACATCGCGGCTGATGGTGGGCCAGTATCCAGTGACCGATGTCGTTTCCCTCACGGTGGATGGCATGGCCGTGGATCTGACGACCATCGTTTACCGTGGGGCCATGCTCATCCGAACGGATGGTGCGACGTTCACCAGCGGCTACGGGAATGTGTCCGTGACATACAAGGCAGGCTACGCCGCGATCCCGGCAGACATCAGCCAGGCCGTCACGAAGATGGCTGCCTGGGCCTACAAAGAGAAGGACCGGCTCGGGCATTCGAGCAAGACAGTCCAGGGGGAGGTCGTAGCCTTCCAGACCCAGGACATGCCAAACGATGTGAAGACCCTGCTGAACAATTGGCGGAATGTGGTGCCGGTATGACCATCGAACTCCATGCTCAGATCCTTGGCGCGGAGGCGGTGACGGCCCGGTTCCAGTTTGCTGGCCCGCGTGTGAAGGACGCCACCCGTGACGCGGTGCGGAGCCTCGCTCGTGACCTGATGACCAAGGTCAAGTCGGAGAAGCTGACGGGACAGGTGTTGAAGGTCCGCACGGGACGCCTCCGCCGGTCTATCAACGAAAAGTTCGTTGAGGATGAGGGCCACATGGAATCCCGCGTGGGCACAAATGTGGTCTATGGCCGATTCTGGGAGCTTGGTTTCCACGGCACCCAACAGGTTAAGGAGTTCACCCGCACGATCCGCATGGCGTTTGGAAGGCCGATCTCCCCCGTGCAGGCCGTGGTCCATGCCCACAGCCGGAATGTCAACCAAGCGCCCCGTCCTTTCCTAGTGCCGAGCCTTGAGGAAATGCGCGGTGAGATTCGCGCCCGTCTCATGCGGGCGATGAAGGTGGTGTGACATGGCCCTGAACCGGGAAGCCATCTACACGGCCCTGCTTGAGCGCCTGGGAACCGTCCAGGGCTTCGTCACGGTCAGCCGCAACTGGAAGGTGTGGGACGATGTGCCCGCGTCCAGCCAGCCAGCTCTGTTCCTCCCCCACGGTAACGAGGTGCCCGTTCAGCAGCGCGGTCTGCCCCCGGCATGGCGTCTCCAGCCGACCCTGTGGATCTATTGCCGCACGGATCAGGACGCCAGCGAGGCCCCCGGCACCCGCCTCGCTATACTCATCCAGGGCGTAGAGGCGGCCCTGGAGCGCCAGCCGAATGAGCAAGGGGGGTTCGCCAGCCCGGACACCTATGGCACCACTCTAGGCGGCCTTGTGAGCCATTGTTGGATCGGCGGACCAATCGTCACTGACGAGGGCATCCTTGGGGGGCAGGCCGTAGCGCAGATCCCCCTGGACATCCTCGCAACCTCATAGGAGCCGACATGGCTGATACCCCGAACCTCACCGAAGCAACTGAAGCCAGCCCGACCGCCACGGACCTTGCGGTGGACCGCTGGTTCATTGAGACTTTCCACAACCACGGCCCCGCCCTTCCAGTGGAGCTGTTCAACCACTTCCGCGCCGCCACCGCCACGCTCAAAGAGCGCCTGAACGCGGCCCTCACCCCAAAGGAGGACTGAAATGTCCCAATACAATTTCGGCGTGGGCAAGCTGACGCTCATCACCCCCGCCACCCCCGCGCAGGCCCTCGACATCGGCGTCATTAAGGACGTGTCCCTGGACATCACCTTCACCACCAAGGAACTGCGAGGTGCCTACCAGTTCGCCGTGGATGTGGCCCGCGCCGGTGGCAAGATCAGCGGCAAGGCCAAGTATGGGCAGATCAACAGCGGCATCGTTTCCGCCATCCTGAACACCACGAAGTCCGCTGGCTCGAAGATCGGAGTCACTGGTGAAACCGCTACCGTGCCCAGCACCCCCTACCAGGTCACTGTGGCGAACAGCGTGAACTGGCTGGATGACCTGGGGGTATTCGACAATACCACCGGCCTCTACCTGACCCGCGTGTCCAGCGCCCCCTCCACGGGCCAGTATTCCGCTGCCGCTGGCGTCTATACCTTCGCCGCTGCTGACACCACGCATTCCATGTCCATCAGCTACAGCTACACCAGCGCCGCCACCGGGCAGACTAACGCCCTGGTGAATGCCCTTATGGGCACCAGCACGGTCTATCAGTTGACCCTGTTCAACTCCTTCCGGGGGAAGAACACGGGGCTGAAGCTCTACGCGGCCACGATCCCGAAGCTGTCATTCGCCTTCAAGAGTGAGGACTACACCGAGCAGGATCTGGATTTCGAGTGCTTCGCTGACAGCAGCGGCAGGGTGATGGACTTCTACACCACCGAGTAACCCAACCCGGCCCCGCCTTTGCGCGGGGCCAACATGGAGGCCGAGACCATGGCTATGCACGAAGAAACAAGAACGATGGACCTGTCCAAGATCCCAGCCCTTACTTACGGCGTCATCAAAAGGAACAAGCACATCCTGGATGCCCTCACGGAACCCACCGAAGGGCTATCCCGGCTCGATCTCACCGATCGCTCGATCAAATTCCTCAAGCTTGCCTACCCGGAGGCTACCGATGAAGACTTCGACGGTATCGCCCCTGGTGTCTTGGATGCCGCCGCCTTCGCGGTGTACAAGGCAACCTTCTCTCGCCCGGAAGCCGACGCTCCAGTTCAGACGAACCCCTGAACTGGAGCCGTCTCACAGGGCTCATCGTCACGACCACGGGGTGGACCATCCACCAACTGGATTCCACTCCGTGGCCCGATATTGCAGACCTTCTCGACTACTGGCGAGACAACCTGCCTCTACACCTGCTGGTGAAGGGTTTCCTGGGCTACAAGGCCAAAGAACCCGAAGAAGTACGGCTCGCGTCGCAAGACGAGCTTCAGGCCCTTGTATCTCTAGTGAACGGGAGGTGATACATGGCTGACAATCAGGAAATAGCCGTAAAGATCAGCGCCGATGTGAAGTCCCTCCTTCAGGGGCTGAAGGACGCGCAGGAGCACACGGAGACCGCTGCCGCCGGGATGAAGGGCGACCTCGGGAGCCTGATCGAGTCGTTCGAGAAGTTCGGCATGGCATCCCTTGCCATCGGTGCCGTGGGGCTGGCCTTTGAGGGATTGAAGGAGTCCTTCTCCTTTGTGAAGGATGCCATAAATGAGACAGACGAGATGGCCCGATCATTCAAAGATCTGTCCTACCAAACGGGCATCAACTTCGATGAGTTGAACAAGCTCAGCGCGGCCCAGCAGCTCACGGGTGGGACGGTCCAGGAGCTTGAAGGCTGGATGAAGGGTGCGACCCGGAGCATCAAGGCGAACTCCGACTTCCTGGTCGAGAATGGCGTGGCTGCTAACAAGGCCGCGCTGATGGCTATGCCATTGACAGATTACCTCCAGACGGTCATGGAAAAGGCCGAGGCCATTGAGAACCCCATGGAGCGCGGGGTATTCCTTCAGATGGCGCTGGGGCGTTCCGGGCAGGAAGCTGCTCCCCAGATCCGGGAGATGTTGGAGCAATTGAAGGAAGCCCCGGAAATCCTGGAGAGGTACGGGCGGAACCTGGACCAAAACTTCTTTAAGCAGATGAGACGTGCCGAGCGCGCGGCAGGGGAGACGTCCATCGCCATGAAGGGGCTGAAGCAGACACTGGCAGAGGCATTCGGGGACAACCTGACTACGGCTCGTGAGCGATGGGCCGAGTTCTTAGCAGATTGGTCCAACGGGGTGCATATGATCTTCGGCGACGGCGTGAACGTCGCCGCTCAGAAGCAGATTGACGCGCTCAAAGCCCAGATTGACAAGGCCAGGGCCGATATTGTCGCCCATGGCGCCATCCCCGTCGGAGGGGGCTCTGGGGAGACCAAGCCCGCCGCGAAGCACATTAAAACGCCCGAGGACATTGCCGCCGAGAAGAAGGCCGCCGAAGATCGCGTCGCCATCGCCAAAATGGCGCAGGACGAGATCATCCGCTCCGCCGAGATGAGTGTGCAGGAGCAGATCAAGGATGACAAGGAGCTGGTGGCGTCGGGGCAGATGAGCTATGCAGACATGGTTTCCGATGTGAAGATGGCCTACAAACAGCAGCTCGACACCGTCATCGCAGCCGAGGAAAAGAAGCGGAAGCTGCTGGAAGGGAAGCCGGTAGAGCAGGCCGCCATCCTGAACAAAGAGAAGGAGCTTCAACAGAAGTATTACGCTGACCTGAATGACCTAGACCGGCAGTCAGCGGAGAACGCTCGGAAGGAGAAGGAGAAGGCCCATCGTGAGGAAGAGAAGGCGCTGCGTCAACAGATGGAGCTGGCGAAGCTCGCGGCCCAGGACGAGTTGAACCTCCAGAAAACCATCCTCGAAGAGAAGGATCGGGCCCTGGATCAGGACCTGGCTTATGGCCGGATAAATGAGGCGCAGTGGGTCGCCATGAAGAAGGCCGGGGCGATGCAGGCGCTGCGGGCGCAACTGGACGAACTGGATAAGGAACAGATCGCAGCCAAAGGCGATTTGGATAAGTGGAAGACGATCCAGAACCAGAAGAACGCCCTGACGCGCCAGGCCCACCTGGACATGGAGAAGATCGAAGCCGACGCCCTCGACAAGGCCCGGGCCAGGTGGAGTTCATTCTTCAACTCCATGACGGGCGGCTTCGACAGCGCCATCCAGGGCTTGGTCAAGGGCACCATGACCTGGGGCAACGCATTCAAGACCGTGACCGACCAGGCTCTCAGCGGCCTCATCAGCTTCTTCGTGCAGTGGGGTATTGAGGAGGCCACCAGATGGGCCACCAGCCTAGCTATGAACAAGACAGGCAATGTGGACGAGGCTCAGGGCGCCGCAGCTCTTTACGCCGTGAACGCCATGGCATCCGTTGCCGAAATCCCGATGATCGGCTGGGCGATGGCTCCCGGTGTCGGTGAGGCGGCCTACGCAGAAGGTCTGGCGATGGCAGGGCTGGCCTCGGCAGAGGGCGGCTGGGATCGGGTTCCGCAGGACACCCTGGCGATGATCCACAAGAACGAAATGGTGCTCCCTGCCAACCTCGCGGAGAACATCCGGGGCATGGCCTCCGGTGGGGATCATGGGAGCGAAAGGCGGAACGTCAGCATCACCATCCAGGCCATGGACGGGCAGGATGTCCATCGGGTTCTCACGAGGCATCAGGACAGCCTCTTCCGCATCTTCCGCGAAGGCGGACGGAACGGGAGGATCTGATGTCGAACCTCGTATTCCCTGACACCCTCATGGGCTTCGATATCACGGCCACCCGCAAGGAGATCTATAGCACCATCGTTCAGTCCGCTGCGAGCGGGAAGGAACTGCGGGCGGGGCTCTGGAGCACCCCGCGATACAGCTATCAACTCAAGTTGAACTTCGTCCGGCAGAGCGGTTTTTCGGCGAACACGCTGGTGGACGAGTTGAACACGCTGGTTACGTTCTTCGAGACACACAAGGGCAAGTGGGATTCCTTCCTCTACAACGATCCCGTGGACGGCGTCCAGCGGCGGGTCCGTTTCGACATGGATGAACTGACTCTCGAACGCCTCGTTAACTTGGCGTGGTCGGGCGGCACCATTGACCTTATAAGTGTGAAGTGATGCGCTACGCCTCCGGTCCTCTCATCTCCTACCTGAACGCCAACACCGTCATCCTGTCGGCTTGGTGCTACACCATCACGCTCCAGAACGGCACCGTCTATCGCTGGACCGGCTGTGACATGCCGCTCTCCTACGGTGGGAACACCTTCACCAGCGCCTCGGACAATGGGTCAACCCAGCCCGGCATCGTCCGCGGGGCCATCCGGCACGCCCGAGGGCTGGAGACGCAGACACTGGACCTGACGCTACTCAGCGGCCAGACGGTGATGATGGGCGGAGTGCCACTACCGCTCTTTGCTCACAATGGCGGATTCGACGGGGCTCGGGTGCTTCTGGAGTGGGTGCCTATGGGTCCGGGAGGGTGGGGGGACACCTCGCTCGGCTCCGTGGTGATCTTCGAAGGGGCCGTGGCCTCTGTGGACCCGGAGACGGTCCAGGTGGTGCTGCATGTGAAGTCCGACCTGGAGCGCCTGGCCCAGCCGTGGCCCCGTGTCGTCTTCCAGCCGGGCTGTGCAAATGCCTTCGGAGACGCGGGCTGCGGGATAGCCCTTGGGCCGCTCACCGTCACCGCTTCCGCCACGGGCACACCATCCACAACCAGCATCCCGTCTTCATTGGCCCAGGGCTCCGGCTACTTCGCCATGGGGACGCTCACCATGACATCAGGGGCGGCATCAGGGGCGCGTCGGACCGTCTCGGCATTCAATGGGGGGACGCTCACCCTTTCGACGCCCCTACCCGTTGCTCCGTCCGCCGGGGACACCTTCACCGTGACGCCTGGGTGTGACCGGAGCTTCGCCACATGCGGGACGAAGTGGGCGAACCAAAACCGTTACCGGGGTTGTCCCTGGGTGCCCCCTCCCGAGACGACACGATGATCGCCGATGTGATGCTGACCGCCCATGCACTCATCCAGGATCGCCCCCTGGATGAGCAGGCTCAGCGTCTAGCCGTAGTGCAGGAATCACTGACCTGGCTCGGCACACCCTATCATCACGCGGCCCGCATCAAGGGCGCAGGGGTGGACTGCGGCATGCTGCTAGCTGAGGTCTATGAGCAGGCGGGCGTCATGCCCCACGTAACCCCCGATGAATACCCCCCCGACTGGCACATGCACCAGGACGGGGAACGGTATCTTGGCTTGGTTGCGGCCCATGCCCACCAGGTGGACGTAGGACTTCCGGGTGACATCGTGCTCTACCGCTTCGGCAGGTGCATCAGTCATGGCGCCATTGTCATCGCCTGGCCTCAGATCATCCATGCTTACATCCGGCTGGGCGTGGTGTTGGACGAGGGAGAGCGGAACACCGTCCTGCGCGAGGCCCAGGCTGGGTTCTGGTCGCCCTGGGGAGGCATCTGATGAGCGGACTGTTTGGTGGTGGACACAGCACCAGCACCTCGGAGCAGGTCCTAGCCGGGATGCAGCTCCAGACATCCAGCTATGGCGGCGTCATCCCCGTGGTCTATGGGACTACCCGTGTGCCAGGGAACCTGATCTACTACGCAGACTTCACTGCGATCCCGCACACGACCAGCACCACCGTTGGCAAGGGGGGCGGCGGTAGCACCCAGACCAGCACGACCTATACTTACACAGCCTGCGTGATGCTGGCGCTCTGTGAAGGCCCCGTCACCAGCATCAACCAAGTCTGGCGTGACAAAGACCTCGGGAGTCTGTCCGGGTTCGGCTTCACCTTCATTTCTGGAACCCGCACTCAAACGCCCTGGAGCTATCTGACCTCGAACCACCCGACCTTCGCCTGTGGATACAGCGGCATGGCCCTAGTCTGCAATGCTACGGCGGACCTTGGGTCATCCGGCGCCATGAAGAACCACTCCTTCGAGGTCATCGCCCTAGCCGCCACCCAGCAGGACCCCGCCGCCCCTGCCGCCTATGATGCGAAGCCCTCAGACATCGTGGTGGATGCCCTCTCCAATGCCTACTACGGTGCCACATGGGACCAGGCGAAGATCGGCGACCTTGTGACTGGTGCGGCCAGCTATGCCACCTATTGCCAGGCGGCGGGCATTGTTCTGTCTCCCGCCTTCAACACTCAGAAGCCGATGCGGTCCCACCTTCAAGACATCCTCGACGCCACGAACAGCGAGACGGTTTGGCATTCCGGGGCGGCGTCCATGGTGTTGAACGTGGTCCCCTACGGTGACTCACCCATCACCGCAAACGGCGCTACTTACACGCCCAACACGGCACCTTTGTACGACCTGACCTATGACGACTTTCTTGGCGTGGTAGGGAAGGATGGGAAGGCTACCGGCAAGAGTCCCATCACGATCACCCGCGTCTCAAACCAGGATGTCTACAATTCCGTGCCGGTCGAGTACTGGGACCGACTGACGGGCTACAACGTGAGTGTGGTGGATGTTCCCGAGCCGACGGACGTGGCCGTCAACGGGCTGAAGAAGGCCCAGCCCCTCAGCCTACATATGATCACTCGGGCTAGCGTGGCGCAGGCCATCAGCACAATTAAGGCCCAACGGAATGTCTACGTCCGCAATCAGTACACCTTCAACCTCGGCTGGCGCTACTTCCTGCTGGAGCCGATGGACCTGGTAACACTCACGGACCCCATCATTGGCTTTACGCGGAAGGTAGTCCGCATCCTCAGCGTTGATATACCCGACGAGAGCAGTGAAGAGAACGGCATCACCGTCACCGCTGAAGAGTGGCCCTTCGGCGTGGCCACCGCCACGGCCTACACGGTCCAGACCCCATCTGGCACGTCTCCCAATGTGAACGCTGACCCTGGCCCGGCGGCTGCCCCGGTCATCTTTGACAGTCCCGCCCTCTGGTCACAGAGTGGCGGCCCGGAGGTCACACTTGCGGCTGCTGGTGGACCGATCTGGGGCGGCTGCGAGGTGTGGGTCAGCACCACGGGGACGACCTATGCCAAGGCGGGCTACATCACCAACCCATGCCGATATGGCACCCTCACCGCCGCGCTTGCGGCCTATACCGGCGGGATGGCCCAAGACAACACCAACACCCTCTCCGTCACTATCCCCAACGGTGGTGCGCTCTCCAGTGTGGACAATGCCAGCGCGGCAGCGGGCCTGAACCTGCTCTGGGTGGACGGGGAGATGATTAGCTTCCAGACTGCCACGCTCACGGGGACGAACACATACAACCTGACCGGACTCTACCGCGGGCTCTACGGCACCTCACCGGGCAGCCATGCGTCCGGCGCGGCCTGGGTGAAGTGCGACTCGAACGTCTTCCGCTACGCCATCCCGGCGGCGCAGGTTGGCGTCATGCTCTATGTGAAGCTCGTCTCGTACAACCAATGGGGCGGCGGGCTGAGGCAGATCAGCGCCGAGACGGCCTACACCTTCACGCCTGAATTACAAGCCCGCCCGGCCCCATACGGCGTCACTATCGCCATCACCACCACCAGACCCACATCGTAGGAGCGAGTCATGATCAATACCCCGATTGATGATGGCGGAACTGGAAGCACCATCCCGACTGGTGGATCAACAGGGGGTCCGGCCATCGTGGACCCCCGCTGGGCCGATATCAATTGGTCGTTCCCTGTTCCCCTTGAAAGTCAGATCATTGGTTTCGATGTGGTCGCATATACCGGATCGGACGCAAACGATGCTTCTACTTATCTGTTCACGCCTATGCGGGTTAATCCATCGGTTCGCCGTTGCATTAAATCATTCGCGCCGCCCGCAGACCTAGCCACCGTGAATGCCGCTGTGAGGGCCATATATGCCTAACTCAGACTGGGGCATGACTTCAACGCCATCATCGGCCACGCGAACCCTGACGGATGTTGTCGGCGGCACAGCCCTGCTATGGGGCTCCATCACGGGCACATCATCGCAGGCGGCTCCACCTGGGGGATGGACCGGAAACCATGGTCCTGTGAATGTGACAACCCTCACTGCCACCGCTGGATTGATCTTACCGAAAACATCAGGCATTGGGATTAAGATTGACACAGCGGCTCCCACTTTCCCATGGCGCGATTTGATCGGTGACATGCGCCCTGACCCAGGGGGAACTAATAGCCCGACACTAAACGTATTTCGTGGAGGCGCAGGAAGACAGTACTCCTACTCCGTAAACGACAAGATGGATTTTCAATTCCATATCCCGCACGATTATGTTCCCGGAACTGATCTTTTCATCCACATTCATTGGAGCCACAACGGGACAGCCATTTCAGGCAATATGGTCGCCTCAATCGCATCCACCTACGCGAAAGGCCACAACCAGGCCATTTTCCCTGCCGAGAAAACCGTTACTATTACCTACCCAACAGTTGATATCGCCACTACGCCGCAGTACATTCACCGAATTGACGAGGTCCAGTGGTCATCTTCGGGCGGATCATCAACGCTCTTTGATACCGCAATCATCGAACCAGATGGTTTGATCCTTGGGTGCATGACCGTAACTGGTATCCCGACCATTACTGGAGGATCACCCAATGAACCTTTTGTGACATATGTCGATCTGCATTACCAAAGCACTGGGATGGGAACCAAACAGAAGGCACCAAGTTTCTATGTGTAATTCAACTTTCGGGATCGGCGCCACATAGGAGTCAATCATGCCAGCCGCACAAGCAAATATACTCATCGAGGTCGGGGCCAACCTGAACCTCGTGGTTAATCTCCAGGATTCCACTGGGGCCAATGTCGATCTGACTGGCTACTCGGCCAAGTTCCAGGTGAGGGGGCATATCGGGGATGCCTCCCCGGTGTTATCCCTCGACAATGCGGGACTGGGAGGGATCACCATGGGCGGCACCGCAGGGACCATCACCATCGCCGCAACGGCTGCGCAGACGAAGGCCATCCCCATCGCAGCTTTGGACCCGTCTCTGGTCCCCACTTTTGTTGCTTTCGACGGCGCTGGGAATCAGGTCATTAAGACCGGCTACAAGGCGCCCTACAGCCTGGAGATCACCGACAGCAGTTGGACCGGCGGGAATATCACGCGAGTCCTTGAGGGAACCGCAGTCATCACGCCCGAGGTGGTGCAATGAGCCTTCCATCCACCATTACCGCGATCGTCAATTACCCACCCCAAATCGTCGTCAGGCTCATCCAGAAGGGTGACCCTGGGGAAATCACTTACGCGGCCATCTCGGGCACCGGCCCCGGCCAGGGCGCGGAGATGGTGGGCTATCTCGCACCGTTCACTGGGGCGGTGGCAACGACGCAGAGTCAGGTCAATACGGAATCTATCAGCGTCTTCCGTTGGTTCACAGCAGATCAGATCGCTGATGTTCAGGCGGGCACACTACAGGTTGATGTAACTACTCCGATCCAGCAGGCAGTCAATGCCATGCTGCTTCGTGGCGGAACGCTCTGGTTCCCCCATGGGTTTTACCTGATCAGCGGGACCATCCACGTCGGGGCATCTATCTACACCCCCGCCCAATTTTCCACCATGATCCGCCGCACCGCTGATATGGGAGGGCTGAACTTCTCGGGCACCTGTAGTTTCAACGCGAACCAGATGACCGTAGTGACGACCACTTATGGCGTCCCTCGGGTGGGTGACATCATCACAGCAGCCGGGGTCTCTGCTGGAACCACAATCCTCAGTGGCACTGGCCCCTTCACCTTGAGCACCTCACCCGGAACTATCGGGGCAGAAGCCTGCACGGCGACAACACCGGGCCTTGCGCCAGACAGCGCGAACCAGACCTACAACCAGAACAACTATCAATCTATCAGCTTCGATTTCGATACGAACGCGGTCCTAGTAGCTGCCACGGCTTGGGTTCCTCCAGCAACTGCGCCTGCGGCGATGCTTGAATACAACCTCACTGGCAGCTTTGGGAGCGCTTTCATCCGAGGACTCACGTGCATAAGCCAAGCCAGCATGTCTGGGACGCGCTACATGCCTGGGAATGCCTCCGCTGCTCCCGTAGATAACCTGATCGGTCTTGCCTACACGCGCGAAGGTCTCAATTCTATTGATACCGTGGATTTCACGGGACTCGGTACTGGGATTCTTGCCGTTGCGCCATACTGGACTACCCTTAGCAACCTCCATGCTCAGTACTGCGGAGACTGCGTTAACTGGATCAATGGTAACGCCTCCACCATCAGCAACTTGCGGATGACATACTCCACCCGTGGGCTCATCGTAGACGGCGATGCGATGTCCGTTTCTGGTGTTCACACTGAGCAGGTTCTCAACGATTTCGTAGTCTACGAATCAAACTCCAGCAGTTTTAAGGACATGTACCTGGAAGATGTCCTGGGAACAAGCGGATCAGGTGCTTCCTCTGTGACATTAGGGAATGGTGCCCCACAGAAGATCGTCATCAGCAAATTTGAGAGTATTTATGTTGGATCAGCGCGTCCTGGCAAGAACGGCTGGAATATTTCCAGTGGCTTCTCCTCCAGCACACTTGAAACTTGCCGAGCGTTAGCAACTCCGGTGGTGGTTGCAACGAATGCCCGTGGAATAGCCAGTCAATGTGATAACAGCATAAACTTGCAGCTCTCGCCCCCAAACTGGACCATCTCATCTGGATGTTCGTTCTGGCTGACCGAGAACCCCCCGGGGAGCCAGCGAACAGCCGTTGGCCGTTGGTTTTTCTTCTATTCAGCCACCCTGTCTACCATCAACTCAGGAAGTCAGACTCAGTCTGTTATCCCGTGCTCGATTTGGCCACCCTTCCAATATGCCTCGGTAGTAATCACTCCCCAATATGCCGGGAATTATCAGATTTCCTACTTCGGTAAGATGGTTAATCAGGCCACTTTCTACGGCTACATTGTTGGAACAACCCTAACGGTGACATCGGTCGTGTCTGGATCACTAGCTGTCGGTCAAAAAATGAGCTTTGCGGGTATGAGTGCCCCAGATGTCTCTATAGCCGTTGGTTCTGGCGGGGTCGGAATTTACACCCTTTCGTCTTCTCTGGGGAATGTAGGTTCAGCCAGTGCTCCAATACTCATGTATAACCAAGCTATCTATCTCATCTTCCAGAACAACACGGCCTCAGCCATCACAACTCCCTCCGTGTATCTTGGAGTAGAGGTAACGCCGTGGGTGTAGCCCCAGTGTTTCATAACTGATTTGCCGGTGGATACCCAAGTGAAGGGACCCAATGTCACTTCTCTCACAGCCAACCTTGGTTCTTAACAGGATCACTACATGAACTTCGACCAAGCGTTCCAACGGCTCATTGGCGTGGCCGGGGTCAAGGCTGATCTGACCACGGCGGTGTCATAGTTGCCCTTGCCGGTGGATTCCCGGCCCGGCCACGGTAGTGAGTTCCAATATCAAGACCCTGGACTAGGACGCCCGTGGAGGGCACCATGCAGAAAGCACCGAGGGCACACATGGGCACAGACTTCGAAACCTATGCCATGCGCGGACTGGTGGCTGTCCTGGGGACGGCCCTCGCTGCCTTCATTTGGCGGGAGGTCACATCAAAGGACAAACTGTGGAAGGCGGTCAATCAGAATAGGCTGGACCATGAAGCCGCGTTGAAAGAAGCGAGGGATAGCTTCACCCGCGCCCTGGAGCGTGTGGCTAGCCAGTTCCGCCTGTCCATTGACTCACTGAACGCCACCATCGGGAGCCTAAGCGCCACCGTGGCGAAGCTCGATAGCACGATGGCCCGGGATTACGCCACCAAGGATGATTTGCGGGACACCCGGAACGAACTCCGCACGGAGATTCAGTACCATACCGAGAACTGCCCACTGAAATTTGGAGGTGGCCGATGAACCTGAACTTCAGCCAGTCCACCGGCCTGGTGACTAGGGATGACGGCACACACGTTGCTCAGGGGTGGGCTGGGAACGGGGAGGGCAAGTGCAACCCCGCCATGCAGCACGTCCACAACGTGGGGCCGCTACCGCAGGGAATCTACCGCATCGGCCCCTGGCAGAACCATCCTCACCTGGGGCGGATGGTGGCGCCCCTGACCCAGATCACCGGGGAGACCTTCGGGCGTGATGGCTTCTTCATCCACGGTCCAAGTCTGGACCCCGCCCGCAGGGGGCAGGAGTCCCAGGGCTGCTGCGTGGTTCCTTTCGCTGGGCGTCTGAAGATTCACGACCTCACACCCGGACCCAATGACACACTGACGGTGACGCCATGACATGGCTGGCTGATCTCCTGGAGAAGTTGAGGCCGCGCCTGGGCCTTGGGCGGGCCTTCGACAGCCAGGATCACACCCTAGAGGTCAACCTGGCCGCCTATGGCGTGGGGCTCATCGCCGCCGCAGGTTGGCTGACGTGGTGGTTCTACACCGGCCCACGGGACGGCAACCTAGTGTTGGCCTTCAGCGCTTTCCTCACCGCCATCACCGGCGGCCTGTTCAAAAGGGGCTCCAGTGCACCGGAACCACCGAAGGGGGACCAGCCGTGAGAGACGCTCAGAAAGGACTGATCGCCTGCGCTCTGATCTTCGGGGCCGGACTCGGGACAGGATGGATGCTGTGGAGGCCGAAGACCCCGAAGCCGGAGATCTATGCCCCGCCGGTGCGCCAGCAGGACGGAAGCCTGGTGCTGGAGCGCAAGCCGCAGGAGGACGCGAAACCAGCTCAGGCCGTGCCCAAGGGCGCGAAGGTGGAGCGCATCGTCCAGGTGGTGGTGCAGCCAAGCCAGCCCGTCCCTCCTGCTTCGCTTCCCCCTTCCGGGTCCGTTGCTTTGGAACCAAATAGGCCGTGCCCGCCCGTCCGTGTGGATCTCACCCTCGTGAGGATGCCTGACCAGTCCCGCCGCGTGGTGGCATCCAGCCCCGACGGGCAGGTCATTGGCGGGGTGGACATCCCGGTGGAGGCGGCGACGCCCCAGCGGGTTCTGAAGTGGGCGGTCGGGCCGAGTTGGAACCCTGCGGACAGAACCTTCGGCGCCTGGATCGAGCGTGACGCCGGGTTTCTCCGCCTGGGAGCCGACCTCTACCAAGTGCGAGCCCCCCCGGTGGCGGGTGGCCGCACCACATGGGCCGGGTCCATCCGGGTCGGGATTCGATTCTGACGAGACCATCACCTGCCCGCCCGCCGTGACGGCTCCTCAGGGCGGTGAGGGTGGAGTGGGCGCCCGGCTCATTGTGGGCCGGGCGTTTTCTTGTGTCCGTGTGCGGGTGTGACAAAGATCACAATGTGTGGAGCAGTGATGAACAAAGTGTTGCGCCCAAATCAACGGGGCCTAAACTGAAGGCATGGACCAGCGGTCAACACAGGCCGCCAACATGGAGGCAGGAATGGACCCCACCCTCAGCAAATTCGGAGCCTGGATCAAGGCGTACGGGACGCGGGCTCTCGCTCGACGCCTCGGCGTACACCCTAGCGCCGTGACCCTCTGGAAGAAGGGACGGACCCAGCCGACGCTGGACCACGCCACAGAGATACTCAAACTGGCGAAGGGCAAGCTGAAGCCCAGCGATCTGAAGAAGGCGGAGGCGTGCGATGGGCGATGAACTGCTGGTGAAGGCCACGGCATCCGCCACGGCATCCATGTTCGGCGCCCTGGAGGCCCCGACCCAGGAAACCATGGAGCAACGCCGCAACGGCTGGCTGGAGGAACGCCGGAAGGCCATTGGGGGCACGGAAGTGGCCGCCATCCTGGGCCTGTCCAAGTGGTCCAGTCCCATGCAGGTCTGGCTGAGCAAGCGCGGCATGACCGAGGCCTCCGACAATCCCCAGATGGCATGGGGCCGACGCCTTGAGCGCCCCATCCTGGAGGGCTATGCCGACCATGTGGGCCACCCGATCACCTTCGCCAACCCCTACGAGTTCCTGAAGAGTCCGGTCGTCAAGGTGCTCGGTGCCAGCCTGGACGCCCGATGGGCGGATGGCGACC